CCATATGCTAAATGGGATGCAGATCTACTTTAAGATCGGCATTGAAAAAGGCACTAATGGTTATGCTGACAAGAACAAAATCAAGACCGTGTTGACGCCAGACTCGAAAGAGTTTATCGCAATGGTTGGTGGTAACGCTCCCGTTGTTCAGCAGCAAGCACCAGCGTCACAGATGGCAGCATCTCCTGATCAGGCACAGCCTGCAAACAATGGGGGGGTAACACCGTCATGGGCGCGTTAAATCTTATTAAGAAGTTTTTTGGCGGCAACCCTCCAGAGGTCGTCAAACTCGGTAAGGGGGACACCGGGGCCGTAAAGTCCCCCACTTACTACATACCCAAATTCTGTCGGCAATCGTTTCTGATGATCTCTAGTCAGCAGGGTGCAACTGTCAATGAAATCGTAAAGAAGACTGGCAAGTCTAAAGGCACGATCTATCAGGAAATCGCTATGATCAAAAAGGGCGGTTACAAAATTGTTCGTACTTACGAGAAGCCGGTCTACAGGTTTCGGGTAAAGTGACATGTTGCTTCGTCCGTATCAGGAGGTAGCAATCAATGACGCCGCTGATGCTCTGGACAAACATGGCAATACACTTGTAGTCGCTCCCACTGGGGCCGGAAAGACAATCATGCTTTCCGCTCTGGTGGGCAAGCGCCGTGGTGTATCCAAGGATGTTTTGATCCTACAGCATCGTGACGAGTTGGTTTCACAAAACTCCACAAAATTTCAACGTGTGAACCCTGAACTGTCCGCAAGTTACGTCAACGCTTCACAAAAAGATTGGGGCGGCGACGCAGTATTCGCGATGGTTCAAACTCTTTCACGCGAAAACAATCTTGAGCAAATGCCCAAGGTTGACCTTATCGTTGTCGATGAGGCGCATCACACTATTGCTGACACATATCAACGTATCATTAAGGCTGCTAAAAAGGCCAATGAGGGGGTGCAAATAGTTGGCTTTACCGCCACCCCCAACCGTGGCGACAAGAAGGGTCTGCGGGACGTATTCAATAATTGCAGTCACCAGATTGAAATAGGGACATTGATTCGTGAAGGGTTTTTGGTCCCACCTAAATTCTTTGTTGTAGACGTGGGTGTTCGCAATGAACTGAACAATGTCCGAAAGACCGTTACCGATTTCGACATGAGCGAAGTCGAAGCTATTATGAATAAACGTGCCATTAACGAGAAGATCGTTGAGGAATGGCTTAACAAGGCCGGTGAGCGAAAAACAATTGTTTTCTGCTCCACCATTCAACACGCAACTGATCTGTGCAAAACATTTGTTAATTATGGTGTGTCTGCCGATATGGTTACCGGCGATACACCAAAGGATGATCGCAAGCATATTTTGGATGAGTTGTCTAATGGTGACACACAAGTCGTAGTTAACGTTGCGGTTCTGACTGAAGGGTTCGACGCACCGCCTGTATCCTGTGTCGTGTTAACACGGCCATGCTCGTTCAAGGCAACTATGGTGCAAATGATCGGGCGTGGTCTGCGCACGGTTGACCAAGAAGAGTTTCCCGGCGTTATTAAAACTGACTGCATCGTCATGGACTTTGGCACGTCGGTATTAACGCACGGCGAGATTGACGAGAAAGCTAATTTGGATGGCGGTGAAACAGAAGGACAAGGGTCAGAAAAACAATGTGATGCATGTGGCGCATTGAACCCAACGGCAGCCAAAGAATGTCAGGTATGTGGGGAGCCGTTTGAATCTGAAGAAGTAGGGTTAGGAGAGAAAGAACTACTTGAACACTTCCAAATGACAGAGATAGACCTGATGTCCAGATCTCCGTTCAGATGGGTAGATTTGTTCGGGAATGAAGTATGTCTCGCAGCTACTGGATTTAATTGTTTTGCTCTCGTCGCAGAGGTCGATGGCATATCCATGGCTGTCACAAAGAAAACGGGAGGCAAGGTTCGCCTGATATCTGTTGGAACCAAGAAGCAAGTCATGGCCGCAGCGGATGACTACATGCGTCAAAACGAAAGTGGTGATTCGGCCAAGAAGACAAAGCGTTGGCTGAACGATCCTGTGAGCGATAAACAGCGTGGCGCACTAGGTAAACACGGGGTGCAAATTAACAACTTGGACTTCTCATGGACGAAGTATAAGGCGGCATGTATGCTTAACTATGTGTGGAATAAGCAATTTGTGGACTTCCTAATACAAAACGCAATAGCGGATCTGGATGAAACAGCATGAGTCGAGGCGAAGTTACATTCTTGTTTCATATGACAGATAAGAGCGAGAAACCTATTCAATGCTCTTTCTTTGAGCGGTTTCCTAACCCGCAAGATGAAACACAGGTTCAAGAAATCATTCTTGATGCTCTGCTGGAGGTTCTTGAGGACCATCGTCCTACGAAGTTAAAGTGCATCACTGCTGTTGTGGATATAGAAGATCTAGATGTTTATTACACGGCAATGTTTATGCCGCCAGAGGAGGACTCTCAATGGGCGATACACGAAATGAGTCAGACAATCCATTAAGGAAAATGGCTCTCTTATTCGAGACTGTGGGCTGGAATAAAAGATTAATTGATCTGACAGAGGAAGAGGTTGTTGGGTTGATACTTATCGCACAAAAGACAGAAGGGCTAGAAGATGTCTACACAGAACCTTACCTTACAGAGTTATTTGACAGGCTCGTCCAAAATACCCAAAAGCCAGAGCCACTTCTCCGAAAACTCAGCGACATCCCCATCCCCTTCTGATGAAATCACGGCAATTATCGGTGAGCTAGATCGGGCCGTAATAGAAAAAGAAAGGAAGCAGCCAGAACGTAAGTATCTTGGTGCTTCTTCTCTTGGTGATCCGTGCGCTCGTAAACTTCAGTACCGTTACATCGGACAGCCGAAGGATACGAATAAAGGATTCCCAGCAAAAGTATTACGAACATTTGCTCTTGGTCACGCTATCGAAGATCTGATGATCATGTACTTCCGTGACGCAGGTTTTGATCTGCGCACAGAAAAACATGGCGAACAATTTGGATTCGACACAGCGGACGGCGAAGTCCGTGGTCATATTGACGGTGTAATATGTGGGGGTCCAGTACACCTCTCCTACCCTATGTTGTGGGAGTGTAAGTCTGCATCGGACAAGAAGTTTAATGAATTTGTTCGTAAGGGCGTTTCTGTCGCTAACCCTGTGTATGCAGCACAGGTAGCTTTGTATCAAGCCTACATGAATCTTTCGGATAATCCGTGTGTGTTCACGGTGTTGAATAAAAATACCAGCGAAGTCTACATAGAACTCGTACCGTTTGACGCAGAACTGGCGCAAAAGACCAGCGATAAAGCAGTACAAATTCTAGAAGCTACAAGGGGTAATGACATTCTTCCGCGCATCGCGCAAAATGACGACTTTCACCTTTGTAAGTGGTGCGAGTTTCGCAACACTTGCTGGCAAAAAAAAGGGGCGGAATAAACCGCCCCAAAAAGGAAAAACATAACCATATGCCTGATGGAGAACAATATAATGAGTATCGTGAGGTTTGGCAATACTACATCTAGTAGGTCATCTCATGATCTGGTCGAAGAAATATCACGCAAAGTACCGCGTTCCGAACAGATCCGTATCCTACAGGATACATTTCCTGCTGGCCGTATACACGGCAAAACATTCTACATAGGCTCACTGCTTGGCGATTCGGGCAAGTCGATGAAGATCGACATTGATCCAGCATCGCCTAACTTCATGCGTGGGCAAGACTTCAACGGTGGCGTCGGTGTGGGCGGCATCGTCAAGATCCTGATGGAAGGTCGGGGTATGAAAATGGCAGAGATCAAGAATATGTTCTCTGACTACTTGGAAAGCGTCGAGACCCAAATTGTTCGTGATAACGGGCCTGTCGAGCATCCTATTAAGCAGCAATACAACATCAATACTCCGTACGACTCTGAGTATGTGTATACCAATGCTGATGGCGAAGTGCTTGTTTCAGTCCGCCGCTATAATGTGAAAGACATCACGGGCAACCCTCTGCTCAACAACGCAGGCAAACCAAAGAAAGAATTTCGCCCATATGTTGAGGGTGTGCCTTACTCTAAGTTTCCTGACATCCGCCCGCTGTACAATATCCCGAACATTTTGGCATCGGAGCGCGTGATATGGGTTGAGGGTGAGAAGTGTGCTGACTCTTTAAACGGCAACGGTTACACAGCAACTTGTACTATTGGCGGCGCTGGTGCGCTGACAAAGAAGACATCGGCGCAGTTTGACTTCTCACCACTGCAAAACAAAGAAGTTATTCTCTGGCCCGACAATGATACAGCAGGCAAAAGGCTGGCTGATCTTATTCAAGACTTGGCTTTAGCCGCAGGCGCAAAGTCGGTGACAATGCTGACACCACCTATGGGAAAGCCAGAAGGGTGGGACGCATCGGACGCCATAACAGAAGGCTTCAACATTGAAAGCTTTCTTAACACCAAGGCAAAAATAACAAAGACGAACATCAACCTGTTAGATGACTCGTTCTCTGTAGCTCGGTTCGACGCTGAAGCACCCGAACAAAAGTTCCTTATCGACGGTACATTTCCTCTCGGGGTGCCGATTATATTTGCAGCAGCAGGTGACGCAGGTAAGGGAATGATGACACTCGACATGGGAATGAAGATCGCATCGGGAAAGCCCATGACCACTGCATTCGGTGGCCTAATTAAAGAACACGGCAACGTTGTTATATTTACAGCAGAAGACGACGAAGCTGAGATGCACCGAAGAATTGCTCGTCTTGATCCATTCCAAGAGCGTTTGGGATACATACATGATCTGAAAGTTGTACCCCTTCCTAACGTCGGGGGCGTGTTCCCTATCATGTCTGAAAACCATGGCGAGTTTTCCACATCTGAAGAGTTCGAAAAAATATACGAACAAATATTACAGATGCAGAACCTGAAGCTAATCGTGTTCGATCCATTGGCATCTTTCGTACATGCTGACGTGAATGCTGATCCCGCAGCCGGTGCTGCTCTCACCGGCCTGTTAGCCAAGATAGCAACTGAAACAGGCGCATCTGTTCTGCTCTGTCACCACATGACAAAGATAAAAGAGGACGCCGTAATAAAAACACCTGAGCAAGCTCGTAACCTTATTCGGGGTACGTCTGCTTTGGTTGACGGTGTGCGCTCTGCATTTGCAGTCTGGCAAGTAGATCAAGTCAGGGCGAAGAAAATGTGTGAACGGCTCGGGGTACCATTTCAACGCAATACATGTTTCGATGGCGCTGTCGTAAAGTCTAACGGTCCTGCAATAAGAAATGTTCGCCACTTCATACGCAACATGGACACCGGCCTCCTCACAGATAAAACAGAAGAGATATCATCTATGAACACAGGCACGGCTCTGGAAATGAAGCTTGACGCTATGTTCCAGTGGATATCTGACTGTGAGAATCGGGGTGAAGCCCTTACGCATATGAGCGGAAATAATGCGGTGCATAGACGCTCTGAGGACTCTGATACTCCTGAGATACTTCAAGGTGTGAGTAAGTCTAGGCTGGAGCAATATGTTCGTGAATTGCAAGACGCTGGCCGCATAACGAAGTATCAGCTAACCGCAACTGGTGGTCGGGTTTGGCTCGGGGCAACTGATGGCCCCATGAGTCGGGGTGAATATGAGGCAACAACAGCGCGAGATAATGTGTAATTAGGGGTTGCGTAAATCGAAATCATTGCGTATGCTCATTCTCATAAGTGGTCATATGACTCCTTTCTTTGGTTGATTCCCCGGCGATAGACTTGTTCTGTCGTCGGGGTTTCTTTTTACGACTCTTTTTTGTATTCAAGATATTGTTCGATCATTGTATCGCCTATTTCTTGCTGCTCTTTTCGTAACATTTCGAGTCCCGCTTTTTGGCAACGCAATGCTATGCCGAACATTTGTTCGGCTTTCATCTCCACAATATAAACCGTGCCGCCCAAACTGATCGCTATGCCGTCGTTGCGTGGGATGATCAATACCTTCTCTTTCATCTTGCCCTCCTGACCGTACTACATCTCTGCCCCATATTTTGTAGCACATGTCATGCCCGCTAATTAACGACAAATAGCGGGCATATGTTGTGCCGCATAATTGGCGGTAATTACGCGGCACAAAACTGCACAGGTTTTTGTCCATGAAAAAGGGGTTGACTATTGCATTCAATGCAACTAACTATATAGGACTATCAATCAACCAAGGAATAGACCAATGACTAGAGACATCACGATCAGCTACAGCCCTTCTGCCGATTGGTGGAAGGGCATGCTTGAAGACTTGTGGGTTACCATCCTTGAGGGTGGCAGTAACTATTGGGTGGACAAGATCGACTACGACAAGCCTGAAGGCATGTTGTTCAAAGACGATCTGCCAAGCCTGAAGAGCGGTCCGCATCTCGCAGAAAACTTTGAGGTGACGATTTACCATAATGGTGAATACGGTGATTTCGATGGCGAGAAGCGTGAGTTCACCAGTGAGGTTGCCAAGGTCAAGACGTTCGACGTTATCTACGACGGCGTCAAGCTTTTGTCTGATGACGTTAAGATGACCATCATGAATGATGGAGATTGGGACGCGAATGACGCTGACCACATCTTCCAGCTTGGTGTGTTTGGGGAGGTTCGTTATGGCTGATAAAGATTGGACACTTAGCTTCCTGTCTTCTGTTGCAGGAATGGTAACGGCTACATCCGGTGAAGGAGATACAACCCGCATGTTCTCATGGGGCGCTCCTAACTCACCTGATTACTGGATGCACTACGTCATTGATGATAACGGCAAGCAGGGCATTATTGTCCACGAAGAACACGCTCCAGAGGTCATGCTCTACACGATCATGGGCTACGGTATTTATCCCTCT